GTGTCCGGGTCGCTCTCGATCCAGTCGATCAGCTCGCGCTCGAAGGAGCGGCTCACCACATCATCGGCGCGCTTGGCCGCGCCGCGCTCAAGCTGATTGAAGAAAGGTCGGGGTCGCGACGGTCCCACCGAGTCCACGACGTACATGAAGGGACGCCCTCCACGCGCCGCGCGCTCCTGGTTGCGCCGCAACCCCTCCCTGTACTGATCCCGCGTGAGGCGGCGTACATCCGACTCGCGGACAGGACGCCCGCCCTTGATGCGAGGATCGTCGTTCGGGTCGTCGAAGAAGACCAGCTTCCGAGCCGTGACCGGCCCGAACGCACCGCGCCCGTCGTGGTAGTAGATCGCCCAGTAGTGGGGGATGAAGAGGTCCGCGCGCTCCTCGCTCTCGTTGATGACGAGGCGGATCGCGGCGCGCAGAGTCTTCGAGCCGATCGACTTCTTGACGAGACGCAGTTCCCGTTCGCCGAGATCCCGGAGGATTCGGCGGATGATGGCTTTCGAGTCGAACACGACTACTTCCCTTGACGACGCCCGATCTCAGCGTTCCCGGCCTGCGGAGCCTTGCGACCTGCGGCGGCCTGCTGCTCCTTCGACATGGTGCTCTTGCCCGGGGCGCGCGTCGCCTTGGGATCACCCGGCTTGCGGTCGCGCGCTCCTTCGAGCAGTCCGTCGTCCGGGTTGCGGCCCGAGCCCGCGAGAGGCTCGGCCATGCCCGCCATGGTGTTCTGAGCACCAAGCGTCATCCCGTCGAGGATGGTGTTGAACCCGTTGCCCACCTGGATGAACTGCGGCACGCCGTTGTCGTCCATGGGCTTCGCGTTCTTGGCGACCCACAAGTCCTTGGCGAGTGACTTCGACGCGCCCTCGGGCTGCGCGAACTTCACATCCTTACCACCGAGGGTGCAGGACAGCACGCGCGAGAAGTTCTTTTGCGCCTGACCGAGCTTCCTCATCTGGAAGGTCAGCATGGCGTTAGGCCCTTCGTTCGCAGCACCCATCTTCCCGGGCAGCGCGATGTTCGCGAGCTGCGGGGGCATCCCGTGTGCCGTGGCGATCCGCATGTCGAGCGTGCCGGACTTCTCGGAGAAGCCGCTGTTGCCAGCGTCCTCCATCGCGAGCTTCTCGATCTGCACTTGCGTCTCCTCGGGGTTGCCGGGGATGTGGACGCCCTGCGCCTTGTGCGAGTTGCCGATGCCCTGGTTGGCCTTGAGCATCGTCTCGATCTTCGTCCAGCACCCGCCGATGTTCTTGCCGATGAGGAACATCAGGAACTCGGGGACACCACGGTTGAAGTAGAAGTCGAACTCGTGTTGAGTCATGCACTGGACCAGCTCGATGCTCGGCACCGCAGCCATGTAGTCCGGGTAGCCGTAGAACCGCGAGCGGTTGGTGGGCTGGCGCAAGTGGATGATCTCACTGTTCGCGATGCTGCCGCCGAGCGCGCTCGACGTGCTGCGGTCGCTGGAGAGGATCGCGTCGTTCGCCGGGGAGTTGAGCCCGTCCATGTCGGTCGGGTCCTCGTCATCAGCATCGTCGCCCTCGGGCATCTGCCCGAAGCGCTCCATCAGATCCTTGAGGTCGCCCCACTTCGCCATGACGAGCGTGTCGGCCCCGCCGGTCTCGCCCTCGACGATGTAGTGGTAGAGGTTCGAGGAATCCTCCTCCTCGACCTCGACGTGGATCTGCGCCGACTCGACGTGGTGCAGGCCGGTGATCTCGGAGCGCTCGGGTCCGTCCCACACCACTTCGAGGAACGCCTCGCCGGTCTCGAAGTAGTCTTCGGCCAGCGCGTTGAGCGTGTCCTGCCAGGAGAACCTCGTGAGCGGGTCCAGCGTGTCGTGGATGTCCTGCTCGCGGTGGCCGAGGCCCACGGTGCTCGACACCTTGGCGTCGATGCAGATGGCGTGGGTGGCGTTGAAGTCGCGCAGGTCCCGCGCTGAGAGCTTCTCGATGAGGTGGGCCTTCTTGCCCACGGAGACCCCGGCGTTGGTGTCGCCGGATGCGGCCTCTTCGGACGCCAGCTTGGCGGCCTTCTTGAGCACGGTGAACAGCATCGAGCCGTCCCCATGCAGGTCGGGAGTGTCTGCCCGGGAGGAGATCAGCTTCATCTCGGCGGGCTTGTTGTTGTCGGTCATAGGTCCCTCGTCAGGGTGGCGCAGAGTGGTATTCCCCACGTCTGGGGATAGACCTAGCCCTGCTTGAAGAAAATCGCGGTTTCTACTTGACACAGGAGCTATCCTGTGCTAAGGTGTTTGTACCTGCCAGAACGGCAGCCACGCCTGCCAGCTTGGCAGACGACACAACGGTAGCACATGATCGGCGCTCCCGCAAGTGAAATCTCGGATTTGTTCGACCAACCTTCCAAAAACCCCGCCCCGAGCGGCTCGAAGCAGGCTGCGACCCTCCCCAGGGGGCGCGGCCCGCTCGCCGTCTAAGAGGACACCACTATGGCACGACGCATCAAACGCGCCGAGGTGAAACGCCTCGCACTCTGCAAGCGGGGCAAGAACGGCCTCCAGACCCTCTACAAGTCGGACGGCACCGCTGAGTACGCGACCTTGACCAAGGGCGACATCGAGAAGGGCGAGCTGCTCTCCGTGGTGTGGCCGAAGGGACTGGCCGACATCGACGGCGACTTCTCCGACACCAAGGAAGCGATCGACTCGATCATGTCCTCGCTCATCGCCAACGGCGGCCAGCTCGACATCGAGCACGATGGTGTGGTGCTCCCGCGCGATGCCGTGCAGATCACCGAGGTGTTCGAGATCCAGGCCAACGACCCGCGCTTCGCGGACTGGAAGGACTACGACGGCGTGGTCCAAGACGTTACCGGCGGCGCTGCGGCCCGCATTCAAATCAACGACCCGGATCTCCGCGCGGCTTACCGTGACGGGGACTGGGACGGAGTATCGCTGTTCGGCCCTGCTGCCGTCGAACAAGTGGATCTTGTGGCAGCATCACAACGAGTCGCCGCCCGGATGGGTGGCATTCAGGAGAGTCAAATGACCAAAGAAGAACTCCAGGCCATCTTGGATGCCCAGAACGCGAACATGGCGAGCCTTGCCAAGTCCGTCGTCGAAGGCGTCCTCGCAGGCCAGAACGTCGAGCCCAAGGCCGAAGTCACCAACGACGACGAGCCGAAGGCCGAAGCCAAGCCTACCTTCACGGGCGACGTGAACGACCCCCAGGCACTCGCCGACTACGAGGCGTCCCTCCGAGGCTTCGAGCTGCGGAAGGCCATCGCCAGTGGTGACATGAGCGCCGACGACATCGCCGAGATGCGGAAGTCCATGCAGGAAGACGGCCCGAGCGTCGCCGACCTGAACGCGGCTGGCATCGAAGCCAAGGCCGAGGACAACAAGGAAGTCCGCGAACTGCAAGTCAAGCTGTTCAAGGCGCGCAAGGGCACCAACGTCCCGAGCCGCCGCGTGTCCGCCACCGACGAGGTGGACGAACTCGCCAAGTCCGCCGAGGCCGAAGGTCTCGCCATCGCCGCGCTCATGAACGAGCACCTCGGCAACGCTCCCGCCTCCGGTGGGATGCGCGTCATCGGCTAATCGCCGCCGAACCTCACCAACCTCTTCCAACTAAGGAGAAACAACCATGGCACTTTCGCCCAAAGAACTGTTCGGCAGCGCGGTCTCTCAGACCCCGAACCTCCGAGCCTACCCCGCTGAGAACGGCATCGCTGTCGGCACCCTCGGCACCCTCGCGGCTGACGCGGAACTCGCGCACCTCACCGCGCTCACCTTCTCTGGTGGCGAGTGGCTCCCCTGGGCCGACGCCGACACCACGAAGGTGGACGGTCTGCTCTGGGCTCCCTCCGAGCCGCACCAAGGTCTGCTCGCGAGCGAGACCCACATCCAGGTCTTCAAGATCGGCCTCGTCCACATCGACGACGTTGCGCTGCCCGCCAGCCAGACGCTCGCCACGATGGTCGCGGCCCTCAAGACCGCCCTCACCCGTTCCGCCGGTCTCGTTGTCCAAGGCGACAGCGGCGTGGCCTAATCCGAGCTTCCGCTCACCAACCTCAATAGGAGAACTTCGCTATGCCGAACTCTGCTGACATTCTGAGCTGGAGCACCCTGACTCCCGCCGTCAACGAGATGAAGGCCCCCAACGCCTTCCTCAAGAACATGCTTTTCTCGCGCGACATCACCGTCGATACGCGCAACATCGAGCTGTCCTTCCTGAACCGTGGTCGCCAGATCGCTCCCTTCGTGGAGCGCAACGGTGCCGCCATCATGACCGAGGGCCGCAACGAGTCCTTCCGCGTCATCACGCCCCCGCACATCCGTGTGAAGCGCCCCATGACCCCGAGCGAGCTTCTGGAGAAGCGTCGTCCGGGCTCGGTGATCTTCCCGGGTGCCGGTGGCATCCAGAAGGCGATGCGTGAGTACATGGCGAGCGAACTCGCCATGCTCGCTGACGACATCACCAACTCCGAGGAGTACCTGTGCGCCATGGCGCTCCAGGGCGCTGTCTCGTACAGCGTCGCCGATCAGGCGAGCTTCACCATCACCTTCCCGCGTGATGCGGCCCACTCGTACGCCCTCGCGGGCGGCGACCTCTGGACCGCTGCGACCGCTTCCTTCCGCAAGGACTTCCTCGACGCTGCCCAACTGGTCAACGACGCGGTGAGCCTGAACGTGACGGACGTGATCCTGGGCTCCGAAGCCGCCGACGCCTTCCTGGCCGACGCGCCGGGCGAGCTGTCGAGCCTGCTCGACATCCGGCGCATGAGCACCGGCACCGTGGACCTCACGCAGCAGATCGCCGAGAGCGGCGCGCTGTTCCTGGGCACCTACGTCCACGGCATCCGCGTGTGGCGCTACGGTCGTCAGGTGGACGTGAACGGCGTCGCGACGGACCTCATCCGTCCGAAGTACGCCGAGTTCGTCGCTCGCACGCCCGCCGCTCAGTTCGTGACGTACTACGGTGCGATCGAGGACATGAAGGCGATCGGTGCTGGCAAGGTGCTGCAAAGCAAGCGCTTCTCGAAGTCCTGGGAGCAGGAAGACCCGAGCGCCCGGATGCTTCTGGTCGAGTCGAACCCGATGCCCGTGATGCGTCGTCCCGACGCCTCGGTCTCGGTCCAGGTCGTCGCCTAGTCCTAACGGACACCAACAGGGAGCCGGGTTCTGACCGGCCCGGCTCCCTCACCCTTTCAGGTCACACATCAAACACTTGGCCGGACACCGGCCACGCCCAGGAGGCAACCCGTGAGCGAACAAAAAGAAGCGTACCGAGTCATCCGAGGAGCTATCAGGCTCCCGCGAGGCACCAAAGGAACCGGATTCGTCATGACCCGCAGGGACATGATTATGCAGGGCGAGCTACTGCCGCCCGACCTGTTCGGTGACATCGAGATCCAGAGCTGGCTCCGCGAGGGCCGCATCGAGCTGGCAGGCGTCAGCATCGAAGTCGCAGAGGAGCAGGTCGCCGTCCGAGCGGCCAACAAGTTCTGCGTCGATCCGTCCGTCCTGGTCGGCAAGACCATGGAGGATCTGGTCATCATGGTGCTGGAGATCGACGAGGACTACGACGTGGACCTGCTCGGCGACGAGCAAGCCGC